CTACACACTTGTGGTCGCTGATCTTGGCAAATTGGTTACTTTGTCAAATGCTTCAGGCATTACGCTAACAGTGCCACCATCAGTATTTTCAGCTGGTAATCAAATCCACATTCAGCAAATTGGTGCTGGACAGGTCACTTTGGCACAAGGCGCAGGCGTGACAATTACATCGACAGGTGCAACTGCATCAGCTCCAAAGTTGCGCGCACAGTATTCAGCCGCCACTATCATTTGTACAGCTTCTAACACATTCACCATTTTGGGCGATCTGAGCTGATGTCTCCTATTATTGGAATTACTGCATCAGCAAATGCGCCCCGAAAAGTATCTAGCGTTGATTATTTAGTAGTCGCTGGCGGCGGTGGCGGTACTGGCATTTCATCAGGCGGTGGCGCTGGTGGCCCCGGTGGTGGTGCAGGTGGATTCCGTACAAATACTTCACTTTCAGTTGGAAGTTCATTTACTGTAACAGTAGGCGCTGGTGGTGCAGGTGGAATTGGTAGCGGCACAGTTTCCAGTGGTAATGATTCGGTATTAGCCACAATTACATCAACAGGCGGTGGCGCTGGTGGTAATAACAATGGTGCAAATGGTGGTTCAGGCGGTGGCGCTCGTTATAGCGGCACAGTCGGTACTGGTAATACACCTTCTACATCACCATCACAAGGTAGCAATGGTGGATTAGGCGGCGGAGCTTTGACTTGGCAAGGCGGTGGCGGTGGCGGTGGTGCTTCTGCTGTCGGTTCTGCGGGTACTGGTTCTAATTCAAACATTGCTGTATTTGGCGGTAATGGCGGTAACGGAACATCAAATTCTTATTCAGGTTCAGCTGTAACTTATGCTGGCGGTGGCGGCGGTAGTGTTTATGCTGATCCGCCATCAGCAAGCGCGGCAGGCACAGGTGGAACTGGCGGCGGTGGTAATGGCGGTTGGGAAGCCAATGGATCAAATGGAACTGCTAATCGTGGCGGCGGTGGCGGTGGTGCTGGTCGCAAAACTGGAACGGCATTTAACGGCGGTAATGGCGGTTCAGGAATTGTTATATTGCGTTATGCAGATACATTCCCCGCATTGACTTCAATCGGCGCAGGATTGACTTACAGCACATCAACATCGGGTGGTTATCGTATTTATCAGTTCACAGCAGGAACAGGAACAGTGACAGTCTAATGGCACACTACGCATTTATTGATGAAGATAACATTGTCACTGAAGTGATAGTCGGCATTGATGAAAATGAATTGATTGAAGGCAAAACTGCAGAAAATTGGTACGGCGAATTTAGAAATCAGCGTTGCAAGCGCACTTCTTACAATGGAAATATCCGAAAGAATTATGCGGGCATAGGATTTGTTTATGATGAAATACGCGATGCGTTTATTCCACCAAAGTGCCATGTAATTGCAATTTTAGATGAAGATAAATGTATTTGGATTTGCGATAGCGAGGATCATGTATGACATACCCAGTCGGAACAGCACCCCAGGCAATTGCAATCGCTTTGGGTGAGGTTGGCTATGTCGAAGTGCCTGACAATCTGACCAAATATGGAGAATTTACAAAGGCCAACGGCCTACCCTGGTGCGGTTCATTCTGCAACTGGGTACTGGCACAAGCTGGAGTCAAAGCGCCATCGGTAGTTAGCACAGCTACAGGCGCACACAAATTCAAGGACATCGGCCGCTGGAATGAGACACCACAGTTGGGCGATTTGGCGTTCATGGACTTTCCGCATGATGGCGTAGACCGAATCAGTCATGTGGGCATCGTGGGAGCAATCGATGGCAAAGTCATTACCTGCATCGAAGGCAACACATCAGGAACTGGCGATCAACGCAATGGCGGCATGGTGATGATTAAGCAGCGCACCATCGGCAAAGAGATCGTGGGATTTGGTCGGCCTAAGTATGTGCCATTTAAGGGTGAATACCCTGCGGTGGTCATTGAGGCTAAACCAAAGAAAACCATTCTGAAGAAGAAGGAGAAGAAATGAATCAAATCAAACCTATGGCGGCCTCATGGGCGCGCTCATTCCTAGCAGCTGGTGTGGCCGTCTACATGGCTGGAGTCACCGACCCAAAGGCAATTGCTAGCGCAGGCCTTGCAGCTGTACTGCCAGTGATTCTGCGTTGGCTCAATCCAAATGACTCAAGTTTCGGTGTTAAGGGGAAGTGACCCGAAAGCTACAACAGGTAGCCCTATGGTTATCGCTTTCGATAGGGCTATCTGCGTGTGGTCAATACGATGGATGGGTTAGGTATCCGTGCCAAGAATTCGAGAACTGGCAAAAGCCTGAATGTAATCCGCCAGAGTGTATTAGTACGGGAGTCTGCACTCAAGACTTATTTGGAGATGAAATTGACACCCAGGCACAGCCGTAGACTAAGCAATGAGCAGCTCAAAGCCCGCTTAATCGTATTCATCGGCGTATGCCTGGCTTTGGTCTTTGCCGTATCAGTGATGGGGATGCTGTACGCGCTAATATTCGTAACACAGCCAATCGGCGCGCAAGCGCCCAACGATCGTGCGTTCATTGAGCTTCTGACCACGCTGACAGTATTCCTCACAGGCGCACTTGGCTCGGTGCTAGCATCAAATGGCTTAAAGGATAAGGGCGAAAAGCGAGCCGACACGCCCAACGATACGCAGGAATCTTGACCTTGTCACAGCTTTGCTTCACAGTTATGGCAGGGAGCGAAGCACAGTAGCCCCCTGAACGGGAGCAAAAATGTATTCAATAGGTGAAGTGGCCATGTGGCTACTGATAGGCGTTGCAATCGGCTTCACATTTGGTTATACCGCAGGCCTCAAAGAAGGCAAGCGCGAAGGATTTATCAGAGGCAAAATCGCAGCTCGAAAGGCGGTGCGCTAATGGGATTCCTGGACAATTACGAGACAGTAAATCAGAAGGTTCAGAGACTGCACGCCACCTGGCCTAAGAATAAAATTCACACATCAATCATCGACTGGAATCCTGAAAAGGGTTACATCCTCATTGAGTGCCGTATTTATCGCCATTATGAGGACAAAGAACCTGCCGCTATCGACTACGCGCATGGAATGGTCGGCGCTTACAATCCACAAATGAAGCGCTGGTATGTGGAAGATACAGTCTCAAGCGCCATAGGCCGTTGCGCCAGCGTGGTGCTAGGCACAGAGGAAAAGCCTAGCCGCGAAGATATGCAGCAGGTCGAGACTATGCCAAAAGCATTTGTCGAGGACGATCCCTGGGCTAAGCCAATTTGGGAAGATGGATTCACCACAGTCAAGGCAGCTGTAGACCAAATCAAGGATCAACTGGGCGGTGAACTACAAGCTGAAGCGCCTATCTGTAAGCATGGCCACATGATTTGGAAAGAGGGCGAAAAGAATGGAAAAGCCTGGGGCGCATACTTCTGCACAGAAAAGACCAAAGCCCAGCAATGCCCACCGCAGTGGATGGTGCTAGGTAGCGATGGCAAATGGAAGCAGCGTGTCTAATATGGGTGAACTATTTATACAGCGCCCAGGTGGCCGCACAAGCCGATACCTTATCGATGGTTCAGTCATCGAGCAGCTGCAAGGCCTGACAATCGACTGGTGCGATAAGTGTGACAAATGGAAGCCGTTAGAAGGCGGTCACTATTTACAAGCTGATGGCCTAGCAATGATTTGGTTATGCGAGGCCTGCAAATGATTCCAATTCAGATAGATAACGCCACGCAGGTAGCAATCACAAAAGCCGGGCTGCGTAGAGCCATAGACTACATACCTCAATGGGAAGGCGTGACTGTCAAACGGAATTATCAGAATGACAGAGAGCGGCTTAACTTCCCAGCCTTCGTCATGCAACAAAGCGAAGCATTTGGAGCAGAGCTAGCAGTCGCAAAATACTTCAGGAAGCCCATCGATTTAACAGCGGACAATTTCAAGCTGAAGGCCGATGTGGGCAATAACATCGAGGTCAAATGGACAAAGTGGCAGAATGGGTCACTTATCCTTTCAGAGCTTGACCGCAAAGAAGATGTGGCAATCCTGGTTACAGGATCAATCCCAAAATACTGGATATGTGGCTGGATTCCCGTAGCCGTAGCCCGTAGACCATCGCATCAGCGCAGTGATGGCTCATGGTGGAT